TATGCAAAGTATGAAAGCATCTATGAAAAAGGGAGTCACCTTTAAGAGATCTCATAATCAAGCTATGAAGAAGGTAGGCAAATGACTAAGTGTAGAAACTGTGGGCATGATTCTCATTGTAATGAAAGTTTAGAAGTTGTCATAGATCAGATTATATCTGGCAAGGAAGATAAAAAAGTAGACATTTGTAATGAATGTCAATGTGATAAGTGTCTACCTAAAACAGATTGGGGTTAATATGGCTGTAGCTGTTAAACGTGACCCTAAGAAATGGGCTGCTGCTAAAGCAAGAGCAAAAGCTAAGATGGGTGGTAAGCATTCAGCAAGGGCAATGCAGTTAGCAGTTAAGTATTATAAAGATGCAGGTGGTGGATACTCAGGTAAAAAGAAAGCTTCTAATAAATTAACTAAGTGGAGCAAGCAGAAATGGAAAACCAAGTCAGGCAAACCATCTAGCAAGACAGGTGAAAGATATCTTCCAAAGAAAGCAATAGCAAGCTTATCATCAAAGGAGTATGCAGCGACCACGGAAGCAAAAAGAAAAGGAACTGCTGCTGGAAAGCAGTACGTTAAGCAACCTAAGAAGATAGCTAAGAAAACAAAAAGGTATAGAGTATAATGGCAGTATCAGGAACATACGGCTTCAATCTAGATATAGATGAAGTCATACAAGAAGCAAGTGAGATGATTGGGGGAGAAGCTACTCTTGGTCATGAACCTGCTTCTGCTAGACGTTCTATTAACCTTATGCTTAAGGATTGGCAGAACAGAGGCATACTACTATGGACTACAGGAACTACTGCTGTAACCTTAGCAACAAGTGTGACATCTTATGAACTAAGTGACAGCACTATTAATGCTCTTGAGGTTGTCCTTAGTAGAGATAACACAGACATACAACTTACTCGTATTACTCCAGAGGAATATCTTCTTATTCCTGCTAATACTCAAACAGGAAGACCAACACAATATTCAATACGAAGAGGGCGAGATAATCCTACTTTATCTGTATGGCCTATTCCTGAGAACTCTACAGATATACTTAAGATAGAAACAGTAAGCGAGATGACTGATGTTAATAAGTCTGCTGGACAGAATGCTGATCTACCTAAAAGATTCTTACCTCCTTTAACGTGTGGCCTAGCTTACTACATGTCAATGAAGCGACCACTTGTACCAGAGACACGTATAGGAATGCTTAAACAAAACTATGAGGAAATGTTAGCTAGAGCAATGGAAGAAGATAGAGAACGTGCTTCTTTATATCTCTTACCACGCCTAACATTTTATAGTAACTAATGGCCGTTAATTCTAACACACTTGCAATGTGTGATACATGTGGGTTCACATATAGACACAAGGTTATGAGATTAAACAGTTATGGTCTTTTAGTTTGTCCTCAAGATTTCGAAGGTCAGTATGACTTAAAAAACAGCCCTTTAAACAGAGTACCAAATGTAAGAGATAATCCTAGAGTCATAAATCCAAGACCTGATAATGGTGGACGAGGAATAACATGGGATGAATACGCACAATGGATTACAATTGATCCTACATCTCTAGCTCCTATTATAGGAAATACAACTTGGCAGCTTGCAAATAGAACGTGGGACGGAATATGACAGACTTTAATGGTAAACTTATATCGAACACATACAGATCTATACTGACTGTAAATGCAAGTACTACTGGAACTGGTGTTACTACATCTTTAACCAATGTACAAACAGCAGACGGAACACAGACAGCCTTAAGAGTTGCAACTAACTCTGTACATATTAATGGCACATTCGGAGTTTCAGGTGCAACTAGTTTAGCCGCAGGATTACATGTAGGAGGAACAGTATCTGCTGTTACTTACTATGGTGATGGATCTAATCTTACAGGACTGACAGCTTCTATTGGTGGAAGTATCTCAGTAGGTAATGCTCTCATAGATGGCGTAGTCACAGTCACAGGCAATGCTGTATTTAAAAGTGATGTCTCTGTAAGTGGAGATCTTAATGTAGCAACCAATGCTTCTGTAGGTGGAACACTTATTAATACAGGTGCAGCTACCTTCAGTTCTACTGTAACAGTCGTAGGCAAAGGTACATTTAAAGATGATGTATCTATTAGCGGTGTTGTAGGAATTAAAGGAAACCTATCAGTAGAAGGTAATACTTCTCTAGGTGGAATACTAGCAGTAACAGGAGCAGCAAGCTTTACAGCTAAGACTGAGTTTAAAGATGATGTATCTGTAAGTGGTAAACTAGATGTAGCAGGAAATGTATCAGTAGGTGGTACAGCAATATTCAATAGTAATGTATCTGTAAGTGCTAATGTCAATGTAAACGGAAATGTAACAGCCTTATTATATTTTGGTGACGGAAGAAATCTTACCAATGTAGAAGCTGAGTTAGGAGTTACTTCTAATATATCTGTATCAGGATTTATTAATGCAGGAGGTGCTGTATCTATCACTGGTACGTTTGCTGCTGTAGGTGCAGCCACATTTAAAGATGACGTATCTGTAAGTGGTAATACAAGATTATTAGGTACAGTTACAGTTGGTGGTGCGGTTAGTTTAGCATCTTCTCTTAGTGTAGGAGGTGTAGCTAACTTTGGATCTACAGTAACTATAGCAGGTGCAGTAAGTTTAGGATCTACTCTTAGTGTTGCTGGGGCATCTAACTTTGCAAGTACAGTTACTGTTGTAGGAATAGGTACATTTAAAGATGATGTGTCAGTTTCTGGTAATGTAGCGATAGGTGGAACAGTTACTATTACTGGTACAAATTTACAAGCAGCTAATGCAAAAGTATGTGCATCCTCTTACTTTGGTGATGGTTCTAACTTAACAGGTATTACAGCCGTAGTTCAAGGTAATATATCTGTTAGTAATGCTATAGTTGGCGGTACTTTATATGTAGGAGGAACTGCTACGGTTGTAGGTGCCACACATCTTCAGAGTACAGTCTCTATAGCAGGAGCAACAGGATTTGCAAGTACAGTTACTGTTGTTGGTGCAGCTACATTTAAGAATAATGTATCAGTTAGTGGTAATACTAATCTCTTAGGAACTGTTACCATTGGAGGAGCAGTTAGTCTTGCTTCATCCTTAAGTGTAGGAGGTGCTGCTAACTTTGCAAGCACAGTAACAATAGTAGGTGCAGGAACATTTAAGAATAATGTATCAGTTAGTGGTAATACTAATCTCTTAGGTACAGTAACAGTTGGAGGAGCAGTAAGTCTTGCTTCATCCCTGAGTGTAGGCGGTGCTGCTAACTTTGGATCTACAGTAACTATAGTAGGTGCAGTAAGCCTAGCATCTTCATTGAGTGTAGGAGGTGCAGTTAACTTACTAGGTACAGTAACAGTCAGTGGAGCAGCAGGGTTTCTAACAACAGTTAGAATAGCTGGAGCTACATCCTTAGAAGGTGCAGTTAACTTAGGGAGTACTCTTACAGTTACTGGTGCAGTTGTTCTAAGTAACACAGTAACTATATCAGGTGCTACAGGGCTTTTAAGTACCCTTAGAGTGGCAGGAGCTACATCTATAGAGGGTGCAACAGTATTAAAGAGTACAGTCACTGTAGTAGGCGCTGCACACCTTCAGAGTACAGTCTCAATTGGTGGAGCAGCAGGATTTGCAAGCACTGTGACAGTAGTAGGTGCAGCTACCTTTAAGGATGACGTATCAGTCTCTGGTAATACTAATCTTTTAGGCACAGTAACAGTAGGAGGAGCAGTTAGTTTAGCATCTACTCTTAGTGTAGGAGGAGCAGTAAATTTATTAAGTACTGTTACAGTAGCTGGAGCAGTCAGTCTAGCATCTTCTCTTAGTGTAGGAGGAGCTACTAATCTACTAGGTACTGTAACAATAGCAGGTGCAACAGGTTTCTTAGGTACAGTTAGAATCAGTGGTAATGTTTCTACAGCAGGTACATTCTACTTAACTAAGTCAGCAGCAGCTAATGTACTTACAACAGCTATCAATGGTGTAGCTAGTGTATCCTTTGGCTTTGCAGGAGCGCAGAACTTTTTAACAACAGTGACTGCTGCTCATACATTAGCAAGACCTACAGGTGCAGTCGTAGGTCAAACAGGTAGTATCTTCTTTGTCCAATCAGGAGGAAGTGGAACACTATCTTATAATGGTTGTTGGAATTTTCCAGGAGGTACTGCTCCTACTTTTACAG